TAGTAGCCGCATCAGACAGTATATCTCCACTAACAGCAATCCTATGGTGTTTCTACCCTATGGCTGCTTTAGTGTTGATTGAATTATTACTTCGTGCATTTAACGATGACGATGATGATGATTTTCAAGGTGGCAAAGGAGTCCGTATTGGTCAGATGGAACCTGTTCCCGTTTCTGTTCCATCAGGTGCTTGACTTAAAGGTAAAAATACCTATATAATATTTGTAGAGTATTTTTACCTAGTCAAATGCCTCAATTACTTTTCTTTGGTGTACTCAGCGCATACATCTATTTCAATGGACCCATCAGTTCTATCGTATTTCAATAATATATTAATATCCACACCAGCATCCGCCCATGGGTTGCTGGAATTTGCTTTTTTTGTTACAGTGGGAATAACCGCCGGATCATTAGGATTAATTTGATGACAAACTCTACACTTACAGAAGGTAAACTTGAACTGCGTCAACAAACATTATTAATCCTCTTCAAAAATTTTGGTGATGGAAAATATTCAAATCAGTCTATCTACGAATGTGCAGATGATTGGTGTAGTAAGCAGTGTACCACCAATGGGCTTGTCAGTTATTTTAAAGCGTACTATAATAAATAAATAATTTTAGAGAAAAGAAAAATGGATTGTCCATTTCAAAAAGTAGTTAATGTACTTGCTGTTGCGTCTGCTGCTGTATCTATTGCCGTTGTTGGCAGTGTTGGTTACGTTTATGTTAATCGGACGGCAATCATAGAAGACCTTAAAGAGAAAGCAATAGAATCCGTCATGGGTGGGGGAATAGGTGGAGGTCTCACTGGTGGAGATGCTTTTCCCTTAGGAACTAACGATTTGGCTCCTACTGCACCACAAGCTTCTCCTCCTTCTCCTTCTACTCCACAACTATCTTCAAATTAAATAAAAAATAAGGTGGCTATATAGAAATAGTCACCTTATTTTTATGGCAGAAGAGATTAAGGAAGAAGTAGTAGAAGAAGAGCACCACGAAGAAAAAAAGAAAAGTGCTCTAGGTAAATTAAAAGATGCCATTCTACCTGACGCAGAGGAACAGGCCGCAATCATCAGTACCATGGTGAGAATTGGAGTTCTTGTGTGGTCCGGAGGAATTTTGACTTTAAATTATGTTACAATTCCCGGATTGGTACAGCAGAAAATTGATCCGACATTTATAGCTTCAGTTTTTACCGGAGTTTTAGCTAGCTTCGGAATTCAGACTGCTTCTAAGAAAGGTGACGGTACTATGAAGATGAATGGTAACGGTAACGGTGGTGGGAGTGGTCCTAATGGTCAAATATCTAAACAGGATATGGAGAAGTTGATTGAGAAAGCATCTCAAGCAGCACCCGTACAGACTATTAGATTAGAACAAGCACCTTTGGTAATTAATCCAGGTCAACAACAGAAACCACCAACAGTATAATTTGAGGAAATTGTTATGAACAATAAGTGGAAATGGATATCAGTAGGGACAGTGGGAAGTTTATTCGCCCTGTCCCATATAGGAATGATTGGAATGCTTGCCAGTAGGCAGAGTTTTCCTAAAGTTAATCTTCCAGTAGGAGAGTACACTTCTTATACTGTAGAAGCCGGTGAGAAAGGTTATAGAATTAACTATCGTGCTAATGATCCTCTTGTAATGGGGGTGAGAAAGGATATTGTTAAGCCTGGTGGCTTTCTGGGATTGGGTAAGTCAACTCTTAAAGTTGAAGAACAATACACAATGGACGGTGCAAGGCACCATGGTGGAGCAGTCAGCACCAGAAGTGCCTGGTTGGATTCAGCGGGAGGTGGAACGCCGGGAAAGTCGATCAGCGACAAAACCATCGCGTGCATCAAGGCGGAAGGTGGAGGTGAGTCTACTGGCAAGATTGTCGGGGGTGGGATTGGTGCTACTGTTGGTAGCTCCCTTACTGGTATTCCCTATGTTGGGTGGGTTCTTGCAGGTGCTGCGACGATGATCGGAATGGATCAGGGAGCAGACATTGGTGGTTCAATGTCTCGTAGTATTAATGATTGCGATCCAGATTTTCAAGATGACATTGAGGACATTAAATGACACTATCTAAACAAGTAGAAGACTCTTTAAGAGACGCACAAGAAGATCTTCGGGATGCATTAGCCTTTGCAGCACGTAGTGAGAAACCTTTTATTAGCAAGCACATTGCTTCTTTCTTAGCAGACATCGATAATCTTATTGACGCTAATGAGATGATGGATAATCTAAGAAAGCAAATTGTTAATAGAGAGGAGAATGAATGAAGAAAGTTTTAAAATGGATTAAACGATGGGTAGATTTATCACACCACGAACCATGGAGGAAAACTAATGGGACTACCGGACCAAGCACAAAAAGTATTTGATAAAGTGGTTGAATGGGATCGCAACCTAGCAAAGAAGTTTCAGGACAAGTTCAACTTGACCGACTATCAGATGTTGTGTATTTCATTCGCCAAGGGATTTATTATTGGCGCGATCTTATTGTAATGAAAGCACCTTACAGATGGTCTGCTCAAATTCTTTTATCATCAAATAGATTAAAGAAAGTTGAGTTTTGGTGTGAGTCTAATTTAAGAGAAGATGCTGAACAAAGATGTAAGGCACTCTTTGGTGTAACAGATGTAAGACAATTATTAAGAGAATGGAGTTAAACGATAGTAATGTAATAGAAGTTCTTAATGAACTACTCCCATATATTGAAGCAGATGGTGGTTGGTTGGAGTATGTGGAGACCGATTATCTTGACGAAGGGGCCTTTGTTAAGGTAAGATTAGGTGGTGCATGTTCTACATGTGCCATGAGTTCTATGACTATTAAACAAGGTATAGAGAAAAAGTTAATGATGGAAATTCCAGATGTAGCAGGAGTGATTCAAGTACTATGACACAACATTGGCAAGACCGATTAACAGAGTGGTTTAAAAAATTCTGGGTGGATGAAGAGTATAATAAGAAGATGGCCGATCTAGAAAAGAAAGAAATTTTTCTTAGTGAGTTGAAAGAGAAGGGTTATGCGTATGATACAGGTAATGAATGGTATGTGAGAAAATGGACAACCAATAGTGATAAAGAATCTATTTTGGAAGTATATCAACAGTTAGAAAACGGTTCTTGGAACAAGTTAATGATTGGTTATGGTGACCGTGTTTTCTTTGAAGAAGAGGTCAGTGAGTCCACACAAGAATAAGTATTTTTTACTACTTTTAGACTAAATATTGGTAGTACGGGATTGAAAGATCATGCCCCTGACTCAACAGAAGCATTACACAGTCGGCTATCACGACACACAACAACATCATTATGAGATATGTGAGTATGCCATGAGTGCATATGAAGCAATAGAACACAGTAAAGAGGATGTGCCTTATCTACAAGGACATCCTCATTTTATTGATTATTGTAATATAAATCCGAAGGAAGTTGATAGAATGATTAGCCTAAGGATGGCAGGAATTCCAATGGGGTGCTAGAATGACTGCACTACAAAAGAAAAATCTTAACATGTGGATGAATAGATTAATGGCATGGATGCTTATATTTGCATCTTTCTTTGCACTCAGTTTTAAAGCATATGCTGCGGAAGTTACAATGGGTTCCAATGGGAATCTGGTATTTGCTCCTAATGAACTTAGTATTAGTGCAGGTGAGTCAGTCACTTTCACTAATGGAGATCTACCACCTCACAATATGGTAGTAACAGATCATCCAGAACTATCACACTCAGACCTTGCGTTTGTAGGTGGAGAGAGTTTCACAGTCACATTTGATGAAGCAGGTGATTATGAATTCCAGTGTGAACCCCATGCTGGTGCTGGTATGAAAGGAGTTATTCACGTAAGCTAATGCAAGAAGTTGTCCAGAGTGTCAACCTTATGATAGGATTGTTATTAGGTGGTGTATCGTGGTCAATTTACTATATAATGCGTATAGCTTACCTTGAAATGAAAGATGACAGAGCACAGCCAGGAAACCAAGATAGCAATTCTTGAAGAAAAAGTTGAACACATGATGGGTCATGTCAAAGAATTGACCCTTAGAGTTCGTGCGAATGAGAAGGTAGTTGCTTCTGTTAGTCTTTTAGGAGTTATAGCCTGTACCTTTATTGGGGCAGGTTATTTTGCTCCAAAGGCAGATGCATTTGAGATAGAAAGACAGCAACCAATAGAAGGATCATTACCTGATAGTGCAGCAAGTGCTCAACAATTAATAAACAAGTTTAGGGATTGGGAAAGAGAGCAAAAGAGAACTGACCCCGAATTTGATATAAATAATGCAC